CATTAGCTCGGGTTGGACCCGCGGTGGGGCTACTATTAAGGATCGTTCGTTCCTCTTGCTGGACAATCTCAAGCGCGACAAGGATGGCATGTACATCACCGTAGAGAGTGACGGCGGCGCTGATCTCCGCGCAGGACGTAACCGTGTTTACATGGAAGGCATCCACTGCTTCCAGCCAACTACCAAAGATGCAGCGCAGCATTTCTCCGTACCTGTCATGGACAAGACAGACGAGGAGATCGCACACGATCAGCGTGAGACTTTTGAGATCCTCGGTGAGATGACCAAGGCTGTGGCTAGCAACACGGTTAAAGGACTTGTGGTTAGCGGTCCTGCTGGCATTGGTAAGAGCCACACTGTGGAAACTACCCTGCACGAAACGCTTGAGATGCTTGGACGTCTCACCGGACAGGGACAGATGTATGAAGTTATCAGCGGCGGCATCAGCGCTGCTGTGCTCTACGAGAAGCTGTGGGAGTATCGCGAGGAGAGCCAAGTGCTGGTGTTTGACGACTGCGACGGTGTGCTCTACGACGAGGACAGCTTGAACGTGCTCAAGGCAGCGCTGGACAGCAAGAAGACGCGCCGCATCAGCTGGAATACTCGCAGCTTGCATCTGGAACGCAAGGACATCCCCAACAGCTTTGAATACAAGGGCGGTGTGATCTTCATCACCAACGTGAAGTTTGACCAGGTCAAGAGCGCACGCATTGGCAACCATCTGGAAGCTATCGTTAGCCGCTGCCACTACATGGACATTGGCATTGAGACTGCTCGCGAGAAGCTGCTGCATATTCGCAACGTGGTTGAGCGCAGCAACATGTTGGGTTCATATGGTTTTGACGAAGATACCAAGACTGAGATCATGGACTATGTCAAGAACCATAGCCGTGTGCTTCGTGAACTTAGCTTGCGCATGGTGTTGAAGATCGCTGATCTGCGCAAGGCTATGCCTGGCAACTGGCAGCGGTTTGTTGAAAAGAACTGCCACCGCAAGGTAGCATGAACGCAGTAAATATCCGCCATGGAACCAGAGACAGACAAGGATCACTACTGTGCTGCCCCGTTTAGGCACATGGTGGTAGAATCAAACGGTAGCATATCACCCTGCTGTCTCTGGAACAACGGTAACGGTATCACAAACATAGGCGAGCGCGATCCTTTCAACCAAACATTGATGCAGAACATTCGCACAGACATGCTGCTAAACAAGCGTTTGGATGGATGCCGAGAATGCCATCTCCGAGAAGAGTCTGGAGTGAGAAGTCTCCGCACTGCCTTCAATCTAGACTATGGTCATACCGTTGAGCCAGAACTGCGTTACATTGAATTCAACTTGGGCAACCTCTGCAATCTCAAATGCCGCATGTGCGGTTCTTGGAGCAGCAGCAAATGGGCAGCAGATGAGATCGCGTTGGGATTGGTTCCGGGCGATCTAGTGAGGCCACAGATCTCTTTGGTTTTACCCTATGTAGATACCATAGACAAGATCAGGTTCATAGGCGGTGAACCAAGCCTTGAGCAGGACGCTATCGTTGAACTGTTGACACACATACGCCATGCTAAGGGATCTCTGAGTCACCTGCGAGTAGATATCACCACCAACTGCATGGTTCTTTTGGAACCTCGATTGATTGATCTACTTTCTCAGTGTAGGCGTGTAGAACTGCAATGCAGCATTGATGGATTTGACAAGGTCAATGATTATCAACGTACTGGTGCCGATTGGCTTACGATTACTCACAACCTAAAATGGTATCAGGAGAACCTGCCTCCGGTGTGCGAGACCATGATACTGACCAGCTGGACCATACTGAATGTCAATTCAGCTATCCAATTCATGTCATACGTAGAAGAGCAGTTACCTCGTTTTTATGTATGGGGTCATCTGGTCAGAGACCCTGCATACCTGGACTTGCGCAATGCGCCAGCAGACATGAAAAACAAGATCATTGATCTGTTGGAACAATGGAAAACGCTTGATCATCTGCATTGGATCATACATAACAAGCAGGTTTTGAGTTCACAGCTTCAACGAGAACCGTTGTTGTCCTGTGACCAAGTTCTTGCTTGTATTGCTAGGCTTGACAGCATACGGCAAGAAGATTTTGCAGTGATCGATCCAGAAATGCACCAAGCGCTAGTTGCTGCTTGCAAAAAAATCAACTAGGCATAAACTAATACTGAGCTGTGTGCCATCAGAAGAGCAGCCGCTGATGGGAATCTGCCTAGGATCAACAACCAGGGTCCGCACAGCTGGCAACTCGGGAGCGCGGGCCTTGAGCCCAGTCGTCCAGCGCATCTATCGAGTATCGCCTGGTGGCGAGGAATAGTGGCTGTCTGCTTTTCTATGCTGGAGCAGAACAGCAGCCTAGGTCCCGGGACCTGACGGCGCTACTATACGGCATGGTCGTGACGCTGGGTGCGTAGGCTTGATAAGCGCCAGCTGCGTGAGCAGGTGGTATTATGCGGCAGTGAACGGACCTACGATAAAGGTCGCCGGAGGAGTGGACGCTTGCGTAACCGGCTCTTGCATCTTTGAGATATGGTGACTATATTATAGCAGTTAGCACTGCCACTCATGGAGTGCTAATGCTTCCATTTAACCAAGGAGAAAACGATGGAACTGAGACCGCTTAATAATCGGGTCATAGTGAAGCGCGTGGACGGTGAAACTGTCACGAAGGGCGGCATCGTCATCCCTGACACCGCAGCAGAAAAGCCAGATCAGGGCACTGTGATTGCTGTGGGCAAGGGTACCAAGGATGATAGCGGCAACTATATCCCGCTGGACGTTAGCGTGAACGATCGCGTGCTGTTTGGCAAATATGCAGGCACTACGATCAAGATCGACGGGGAGGATCTACTCGTCCTCAAAGAAGAAGAAATTTTTGCCGTTATTGAGAACTAAGGAGAAACAACATGGCAGCTAAAGACGTTATTTTTGGCGACGACAGTCGCAAGAAGCTGTTGGCAGGTATTGACATCCTGGCCAACGCAGTTAAGAGCACGCTGGGTCCAAAGGGGCGCAACGTGGCATTTGAGCGCAGCTATGGTGGACCATTGGTCACCAAAGACGGTGTGACCGTGGCCAAGCAGATCGAGCTCAAGGACAAGTTCGAGAACATGGGCGCCCAGATGGTGCGCGAAGTGGCAAGCAAGACTGCTGATAACGCAGGTGATGGTACTACCACTGCTACGGTGTTAGCACACAGCATGATCCGTGAAGGTCTCAAACTGGTTGCTACTGGCATGAACAGCATGGACATCAAGCGCGGCATGGAAAAGGCAGTAAGTGCTGCTATCGCAGAGCTTGATCAGCTGAGCAACCCTTGTCAGACTGATACCGAGATCGAGCAGGTTGCTAGCCTATCAGCCAACAGCGACCATGAGATTGGGCGCATGATCGCAGCTGCGGTACAGAAGGTAGGCAAGGAAGGCGTGATCACCGTTGAAGAGAACAAGAGCCTTGACACTGAACTCAACATCGTGGAAGGCATGCAGTTTGATCGAGGTTACATCAGCCACTTGTTCGTGACCAACCAGGAAAAGATGCAGGTTAATCTCAGTGATGCCTACATTCTCATCCACGACAAGAAGCTGAACAATCTCCAGACTATCATTCCTGTGCTGGAATCTGTCATGCAGACTGGCAAGCCGCTGTTGATCATCGCAGAGGACATTGAAGGCGAAGCATTAGCAACGCTGGTTGTCAACAAGCTGCGCGGAGTGCTGCAGGTTGCAGCTGTAAAGGCTCCTGGCTTCGGTGATCGCCGCAAGGCCATGTTGGACGACATTGCTACGCTTACTGGTGGCACTGTTATCAGCGAGGACATGGGACTCAAGCTGGAGAAGACCACGATCGCAGAACTTGGTCGTGCCAAGAGCATCAAGATTGACAAGGACAACACCACCATCATCGACGGTGCTGGCGACGCACAGGCTATCCAGGATCGCATCGCTCAGATCAAGGCTCAGATCGACGATACCACTTCAGACTACGATCGCGAGAAGCTGCAGGAACGCCTTGCTAAATTGGCAGGTGGTGTTGCTGTGATCAAGGTTGGTGGCGCCACTGAGGTTGAAGTCAAGGAAAAGAAGGACCGTGTGGATGATGCACTGCATGCCACTCGTGCAGCAGTTGAAGAAGGCATCGTACCAGGCGGCGGTGTTGCGTTGATCCGTGCTCGCAACGCCATCAAGGACCTGCAGGGTGACAACATCGATCAGACCGCAGGCATTGGTATCGTGTTGCGTGCCATGGAAGAGCCAATCCGTGCTATCGTTACCAATGCTGGCTATGAAGGCAGCGTGGTTGTCAACGAAGTCAGCAAGGGTGAAGGCAGCTACGGCTATAATGCTGCCACTGGTCAGTATGGCGATCTGATCGCACAGGGCGTGATTGATCCAACCAAGGTCACCAAGACTGCGTTGGTCAACGCCTGCAGCGTTGCTGGATTAGTGCTAACCACTGATACCATCATCGCTGATCAGCCTAAGGATGAAGGTGCAGCACCAGCTGGCGGCAATCCCGGCATGATGATGTGATTGATCGGACATTTCCGTAAATATGGAGAGGAGGGAGCGATCCCTCCTCTCTGCTTGTGTGATAGCAGGTCTTAGGTTATAATGTGAAATGATCAAACATTGCGTGATTGAGATAGAAGACGAAGTAAACATCAAGATGAACAATCTTGATCTAGCAGCACGCAAAGCCTGCGTAAACGCTGTGAAATACTTCATACCCGGCGCACGCTACAGCGCAGCTTATAAGCTTGGACGCTGGGATGGTACCAAGAGCTTTGCTACGCTGGGCGGTAGGACTTACCTCAATCTACTGGATCGCATGCTGCCAATCCTACAAGAACATGGTTATGATTTTGAAGTAGAAGACAACCGGCTACGCTATGAGCTAAGCCTGAACACTGTTACAGATCAGGTGCATGCTCACAAAGTATGGCCCAAGGGGCATGAGCGTGCCGGTCAGACAATAGTGTTGCGTGACTACCAAGTGCAAGTAGTGAACACATTCGTAGAAAATCTACAAGCTGTTCAACAGGTTGCTACAGGTGCAGGCAAAACTCTAATCACTGCTACACTTAGCGGATTGATAGAACCTTATGGTCGCAGCATAGTGATCGTGCCCAACAAGAGCTTGGTTGAGCAGACAGAAACTGACTATCGCAATCTTGGCTTGGACGTAGGTGTGCTCTATGGCGATCGTAAGGAATATGATCGCACGCATACCATCTGCACATGGCAGAGCTTGAACGTGCTGGACAAGAAGAGCAAGGACAGTTTGGATGACCATCAGCATGAGATATTCATGCGTGACCTCATGGGCATCATCGTGGACGAAGCTCACATGGCCAAGGCAGACGTGCTTACGAAGCTGCTTACCAACAACTTCCGCCACATACCCATACGCTGGGGTCTCACTGGTACCATACCAGAAGAGGAAGAGAACCAGATCAGTTTGCTGGCAGCCATAGGACCAAACGTGGGCGATCTGTTTGCTCATGAGCTTCAGGACAGAGGCGTATTGGCCAAGTGCCACGTCAATGTGCTCCAGACTCGCGAGACGGTGAAGTACAACAACTACCAAGAAGAGCTCAAGTTCCTCACCACTGACACTGACCGCATCAAGTGGATGGCCAAGATGGTCACAGCCATCAAAGAAAGTGGCAATACCTTGGTGCTGGTTGACCGCATCGAGACTGGCAAGATGCTTGAGGACTTCATCAGAGGCAGCACCTTCATCAGTGGTGCAGTCAAGACCAAGGATCGCAAGGAAGAATACGACAACATTGCTATCAGCGATGGACAGGTGCTTATTGCCACCTATGGCGTGGCAGCTGTGGGCATCAATGTGCCTCGCTTGTTCAATCTGGTCATGCTGGAGCCAGGCAAGAGCTTTGTGCGCGTGATCCAGAGCATTGGTCGTGGATTGCGCAAGGCTGAAGACAAGGACTTCGTGCAGATCTGGGACCTAACCAGCACCTGTAAGTTCAGTGCCAAGCATCTGACCAAGCGCAAGCAGTTCTATACTCAGGCCAAATACGACTTCACCATTGAAAAAGTAGACAGAACCGCCGTAGAATAATCCTTCATTTGGGTCAATCTATCACTAAGTACTGGTGATATGAAGATACTGACCAACGACAATCTCAGCTATAACCTAAACCAGATACCAGACGACGTGGGCGACGTGCGTTTTGGTGTGCTGGACTATAGCGACCAGAGCAACGTTGATTACTATTTCGTGCCCCTGATATTCCTTGAAAGCTTCAACAGTCCCTGCGTGGATCTACGCATAGGAAACTTCAGCTTACAGATGCCATTGGACTGGAGCGTGATCATAGGCGACAAGGACAGCGGTGAGATGGAGATCATGCCACTGATCTATCTCAACGACAAAGACTTTGATGTGTTCTGCTACAATCCAATCAATGGATATATGCCAAACTTCCTCAAGCTGGAGATAATCAACATCTGGCCAGACGTCAAATGGTATTTCCCCAAGCTGAAAAACGGCCACATGTTAGCAGTACCGTTGAGTGATAAGCAAGGACCATACTGTGCTTACTTCCTCAAGGACATAGGCAAGATCCCCGAGAGCCTGGACATACGCAAGCTGATCTAACCAATAAATATTGCCAAGCCCATCTAGGAGAAACACATGTCCAGCGACGTAACCATTTATACCAAGCCAAATGATCCGTGGTCAAAGAAGGCCACTGCTTTGCTAGCCAGCAAGAACATCACTTACAGCGAAAACATCGTCACAGAGAACAGTGCGCATGCTAGCAGATTAGCGTCTCACCAATCAGTAGTGAGTAAAGAGCATGCTGATACAGTAGCTCCAGGTTGGAAGGCTAAGCCTGTGACAATCATCAACGGAGAGACTGTTGTTGGTCTGAAAGCTCTGAGAGCCAAGCTAGGCGCTTGATTTATCTGCTGTTGATATAAGCCCAGGTTACATCATATAATGGATTTGGCTGGATAGTCCAGCTGTACTCCTGACCACCAAACACAGTCACAGTGTTTTCCTTGATGACCTGAGCATATACATTGCTGCCGCCATTGGGGGACACTATGATGTTAGCCTGTCCCGGAGCAGTCACTGCGCCATTTACCAGAGTACACAATCCGCTTGTGACAGCAGCATTGCTGATGCTGCGAAAATAATATTCACTTGTAGCTTCTTGCTTGTTGATATAGGCAAGTCCAGCTGCGTTCTGTGAAGGAAACCAAGCTGTTGCTAGTATACCTGGACCTGGTTGCGGGGGAAGATTTGGACCTGCGATATATTCGCGCATGTATTTCTTATTAAGTGGACGACCCATGGTCTAGCTCCTCGATCTATGCTGTGAATATTTAGTCAAACGAAACCCCCGGATTGCTAAGGTTCTCCGGGGGTGTCGCCTGAGTCTGCCAGCTCTTACAGCAGGCAAGCGTTATTGGGTGTTCAAGTTAGCCCAGGTTGGACCAGGCAACTGATAACCATTTGGCAACCAGCTCCATGTCTGACCAATGAAGTTCTTGACAGTGTTATCAAAGATTTCAGCAGCTAGCGTAGGTGTTGATAGCGGGGCGATAGTAACAGTTGGACGTGCGACGTATCCGCTGCCACCGCTGGTCACGGTTATGCTGGTCACTGAACCAGCCGCATTGACTGCACCAACTGCAGTGGCATTGCCAGTGCTAAATGTGACACCTGCTTCGTTTCCTGGTTGGAATCCGCTGCCGCCGTTGGTAACCTGCACGCTGCTAACTTGGTAAGTCACGTTGATGGTAGCTCCTGTACCTCCACCTCCGCTGAGGCTGACTGGATTGGCAGGCAGTGCTGTGTAGTCACCTATGTTGGCCACGCTGAATGCGTTGATACCCCAACCAAAGTTGAAAGTAGCACCGTTAGCATCTACGTTAGCAGCCACGTTTGAGGTAGAAGCTACTGGGTCAGTAGGCAATGTTGCACTGGTATAAACACCTGGATTTGTAATGTTTACGCCTGTAATACCACCCGTGCCATTGGCTGTTGTAACTGTCAATACCACCGGTGTCGTATATCCGGCACCGCTAAATGTTAGTGTATCGCCTACGCTATACCTTGTACCGGCTGCTTGTATTGATTCTACAGCTACCTTAACGCTGGTGACAGTGACGTTTGCCTGTTGGTTGCCTGTATAGGTACCACCAGTTAAGCTGAGCACGTTGCCTACACCATAATCTTGTGATACAGTGCCAGTGTTAGCAACGATGACCGTACCACCGTATACACCGAGGTTAGCATTGGCAGCAACTGCTCCGCCGCCTTCGCCGCCGTATGGGTAAACTGCGATGTTTGCCTGTCCTGGACCAGTGATCGCACCATTGACCAGATATGCCTGACCTGGTGTTGCTGGACCCTGGCCGTTAACGCTGAGCCACTGATAGCTGTTGCTGGTCAGCTGCTTGACGATCCAGCTTGGACGAGCAACTGTGTCGCCCTGTATCCAGGCGTTGCCTATTATTGCTTGGCCACTTAGCGTGACATTACCGAAATATTTCTTTTTGAGGGGACGTCCCATTGTAAACTCCTTGGCGTTCTAAGCCTACAGGGCACCGTTGCCCTATAATCATTTCAGATCTATTTATCTAGCATGCTGCTGTTATCTGGCACATACACGGTGTTTTCGCCAGGGCCAAAGATGCTCCATTCAAGATGGTTTCCGTGCCAATCCTTTATGCGATGATTGGTGATGCGCATGGCGAATCCTGATGCATATCCTGTGAAACGTATGCTCATCAATCCGTCCATTGGCGGCTCTGCTGATTCGCATAATCTATAGGCACCTATCTCATCAGTATCGCAGTCCTGTACCAGGAACCTATCGCTGCCAACCTGCTTGAGGATCCAACCTCGACTCAAGCGACCACCGTTGTTGATCACTGGCATCAGCACTGGGGATTCACCTTTGGGAATACCAATCCATCGGTCTGTTAAAGGGCGGCCCATGGTATTATTATATCACCGTATGTACCAGTTGATGAAACAGACTATACAGCGTATAATGATTGCATGGCAAAGAAAGCAAACACACAGGGTCAGAAACTGAGCTTGGATGCAGTGCTGCAGGCGCTGGATAACCGAGACTTTGGCTTCTATGAACGGCTCACTGACGAGGAACGCAAGGGCTACAGTCCATTCCTGCTGATGCGTTACATGAGCAGCCTCAGCCCACAGAGCCCCATGCAGAGCTATGCGGTGCTGGCAACCAATGATTTGGTTAATCTGGGATTCTTCAGCTTGGGCAAGCATCCAGAGCTGCAGCACAAGCTGATGTGTTTGGCTGGCACAGGGCGCAAGCAATATAGACCCTACGTTGGCGCTAAGAACGCCAAGAGCAAGACCAAGGTGGTTGACGAGTTCCTACTAGGCCTATACCCTAACATGAACGCAGAAGAATTGTCGCTGCTGAAATCACAGCTGGACAAGGAAAGCCTTCGTCAGCTGGGCAAGGATGCCGGATTGAGTGACAGTGAACTCAAGGAATTGGTTGAAGATGGCAAAAAGCTGGAGCGTGATTCCTAAGCAATGTCGCTGTGAGTTCTGCAAGAAAGAATTCAGCGACGAGCTGAGGTTGATCAATCATGTGTGTGAGAAGAAGAGGCGTTGGTTCCAAAAGGATCAACCTCAGGGCCGCATAGCCTTCATGGCATGGAGCAGATTCTATGAGCTCAACGGTGCAGTCACTGGTAAGAAAAACAAGAAAACCTACAAGGAATTCATAGACAGCAAGTATTATCTAGCGTTTAGCAAGTTTGCACGGCATCTGCTGGATACAGCTGCACCAGAACCTGCGCGATTCATAGACTATGTGCTCAAGAATAACTTGCCGATAGACAAGTGGACGCATGATGTTGTCTATGAGGAGTATGTCAAAGATCTCATTCGCACGGAAACCGCTGAACAGGCATTGGAACGCGGAATCGTGCTGATGCGAGAATGGGCTCAGCAACATGAACTGCCTTGGTATGACTTCTTCAGAGAAGTCAACGTAAATCAGTTAACTCGCTGGGTCACTACGGGTCGTATCAGTCCCTGGGTGCTATATAATGCTAGCAGCGCAGAATCTGCACTCAAACGCTGCACGCCGGAGCAGATCGGTATGATAGCAGGCATAGCACCAGCAGCGCAGTGGTCGCTGAAGTTGAACAGAGATAAAGAGAGCACGACCTTCGTGAAAGACACTCTCAAGAAAGCAGGTTTATGATGGCAGAGATCGCAGACATGTATGGTGCAGGCGATGATGAAGATCCGGTGGCGTTTGAAGCCAAACGCCGTGTTAGTGCGCAGGGCGTGATTACAGAGTTTGAGATAGAAGGTGCTAAGATACGTAGCATAGATCCTGGCTACGTTATCGCATTAGAACGACGACTGTCACAGAGCGAGCAGACGATCGCAGAGATGCGCAATGAGATAAGGCAGCTCAGCAACAGCATGCGCCAACGCAGGACAGAACTTGGTGTGTTGCAGAGGCAGCTTGACAGCAAGATAGATCGCGAGTAGGATTAAACATGTTGAATCGCGGCGACATCGACATAGACTTCGCGCACAGAGAGGTAGCTCTTGCTGGACTGCTGCATACACCTGCCAGCATCATGCGCGAAGGCAAGGTCACTAGACACAACACTGGTGTCTATTTCCATGCTGTGCCAAAAGATCCAATAACTGGGCTGTGCAGCTTGGATTACAATGCCGCAGAAGATCGCGGATTCTTCAAGATAGACATGCTGAACGTGGGTGTGTACGAGCATGTTCGCGATGAAGCACACCTATTAGATCTCATGGAACGACCGTTGGATTGGGCAGTGTTCACGGATCCAAGCTTCGTTGGCAAGCTGTTCCATTTGGGCAACTATGGAGATCTCTGTGCCAGACTGCGTCCAACCAGCATAGAACATATCGCCATGATATTGGCTCTAATCCGTCCTGGCAAGAAGCACTTGCAAAGCCAATGCGAATCCAATGGATTTGACAGCATACGCGACGAGATTTGGCTCAAAACTGACGAAGATACATATAGTTTCAAGAAGGCCCATGCGATTTCTTACGCTGTTTTAGTCTATGTCCATGCCAATTTACTGCTTGAACAATCTTAAATCTGTGCTATTATAAGCAATCAAAGGAGCACGCACATGGCACGTACCAAATTGAAATTCCAAATCACTGGCGATATGTTTGGTAAATCAGTACAGCTCATAGATGGCGATGAGATCCATGTGGTTGGAACCGACCTGCAATATGATCCAATCGCCCAGCTGAATACCAAGCTGAAGAAAGGATATCTCTTCCGCAATCCCAAGGCCACACCTGAGCTGATTGCCACGATCTGGGCCACGCTGGAGAATCTCACCGGTGAAGTAAACGTGTGGACGGAAGTGGAGCGAGAAGAAGGTCGAGATCCTCAATATTTCAGCTTCGTTCGTATCGCAGATGCTGGCGATGCCACCATGTTTGCCTTTAGCCACAACGAGTTTGAGAAGTGGAGCGAGGACAAGGAAAAGGCCGACGCCAAGGCACGCAAGGCAGCCAACAAGCCTCTCAAAGTCCATGTCAATAAGGACGGTACCATCCGGGCTAGGGTAACGGTAGAAACGCTTGGTGATTAAGCGTGCTTGACCAGCTGTATGGTCCTGCGCTTCACGCGCTTGTTCATGAGATCCTTGAGGTTCACCACAGGACCTTGTAGGATCTCAGTTTCTTTCATGCTAAAGATCCTCAGATATCTCTTGAATATCATGAAGCGATCGCGCACGAACATGTTGATTGGAATCTGACGGTTGCTTTCCCACCACCAGGTGTCGCCGCAAGCTAGGAACTCCCTCTTCATCTCATCAGAGAACGTGTTATCCATCACGTAGATGTGCACGAAGGCTGCATCAGCATGCTGCACTATGCCAAGATATTCTCGATCTAAATGGCTTATAATGGTGAGGAATGGAAACTTTTCCTGTAGCACCTGCTTGGTATCTGACATATTGTTCCTGATTGCGTGTGGGGGTATTTATAAATACTCTAAGTGTTGATGGAACAAAATGTCAGGAACAGATGCCAACAGTCTTCCTATACAGCTTCAAGGAATACGTGCAACTCCTGCAGTTCGATGCAAACCCGGAACTGGTGAATTGGCCTATGACCATATATGATACCAAGCTATACAAGGGCGTTACCAACACCATAGATTTCGTGATCCGTAATAATGAGCGCAGGCCCATCAACTTGGTTGGATTGAACCTGCAAGCAACCATAATGAACGTGCTAACCGGCGACGTGGTATTGACCAAGAGGGTTGACATCACTGTGGCCATACAGGGCAAGGCGAGACTGATACTTGACCCTGGCGAGACAGAAGATCTTGATCCTGGTTATTACAACTACAGCATACAGAGCTTTGACGTAAACAACATAGGACAGCTGTTCTACACTGACGTTAATCAAAGCGGTGTTGGAACGTTTGAGCTGTTTGATGGCGTGCTAAGGACCTTCAGTCCTGCCACAGAGATATTTGCAGCGCAGTTCACTCAGACACCCATAGGCAACAACGATGACATCATGTTTGTCACTGGCAGCTATCCTGGCGATGCGCAGACACAGCGTGCCAACGGCATGCACACAGTAGCAGTGAATCAAAAGAGATTCCTCGGTAAGTTTTGGATACAGGCCAGCTTGAGCAACAATAACCCGCTGCCTAGTGAATGGTTCTTCGTGCCGTTGCAACCTGGTCCGGATCCCATGTACACCTTTGACTCTAGCAACAATCAAGGACCTGGTCCAACGCTGTTCAACTTCGTGCTCAACGCCTATTGGGTGAGGTTTGGTTACATACCAATATGGAGCGGATTGGTTGGCAGCAGCGGCGAATATTATCCAATCACGCTGAATGAAGTTGCACAGCTGGTTGTCAACGACGGTCAATTCATCTCTGTGCTATACAAGAACTGAGCGCGATGCTATAATCAAGCATGGCCTTGATTCATCAACTGATCGCCGAATACATCCCGCAGAAGCGTAGGAACAGTCCGCGCGGATGGTTGATGTTCAACGCGCCCTGCTGCACGCACAGAGGGCAGAGCCGCGACACGCGCATGCGCGGTAACATGCTGATACTGCCAGATGGACACATTGCCTACAACTGCTACAACTGCGGTTTCAAGACTGTGTTTGACAACGTCAACATCAGCAGGAACTTCGAGAACCTCATGGACTGGTTGGGTGTGCCAACCGATGACATACGCAAGATCAAGCT